CTCGTCTAAAATATTATCCTCATCGATAGTAGGGTTATTGAGAGTGAAACACCAGTGTTTAGCAGGGGAGGGTTGATGAGTAGGGGGCATAGATCCAGAAGTGGCCTAGGTAATACTGACTAGGCCTCTGGAACTCTGGGGTGGGCGCGAGATCGGGCTTCGCCCTAAGAATCAGAAGAATCAGTTGCTTTTTTACGATGAACCTGTTTGCTTGGAGAAACGACATCCTCTCATTTGATGAGATTCAACAATGGGATGAAGCTGAGATCTTCAGAAAGATCAAGATCGCTGGTAAACTCGAGAGAATGGTGAAAGAGAAAGAAATGAAAATCATCTGGAGAATTCGCTTGTATCAGCTTCTACTGTGGTCTGACAAGGGCATCTACCTCCATCCCTCGAGACATGAATACAAGAAGTGGGATCCGATCGGGAGACACTGGACAAGAGACTACAAAGGAGCAATACAATATATGGACGATTTGTGGAATGAATATATAAAATAAAATTTATTAAGACGTCAGAGGACGCTTGCCAAAGAATTCGGCGTACACAGTTGCTTCTACTTTGAGGACACCAGTAGCGCTAACAGGGAGACCATCAAGGGACGTGATACCAAATTGAAGCCATGGAGTGCGGATGGGAGTGTTTTGATTGGTACCGGAAGGGACAGAGTTTGACCAGTAGGGCGTGGCAACTTGCATTTCTCCCGTGAAATCTTCATCGTTTCTAACGACAGCATCAGGACCGAACACCTTATTTACACTATAATACGAGGTCAGAGAAGTAGGTTTACCACCAGCAGTAGCAATACCATTACAGACACGAGAGCGGGACCAGCGCTGCTCGCCAATGTTTGTGATTGTCGGCGTCACGAAAGCGGGAGCGGGAGACACAGTGGAAAGACCGAGCACCTCGTTCGAGGACTGGGCATTAGTGTACAGGAGCAGAGGAGCACCAGCACCAGCAGCAGCAGTTTGCCAGTACGTGAGTTTGAGCTTAATACCGCGAATGCGATACTTCATGTAGAGCTGAGCCATAGTAGAAAGATTGGGAGTGTTGCCGAAGATTCCATTTATGGAGCAAGTCTGAAGAAGCGAGGAGCCAGTGCCATCCGGGGCCGCGCCAAGGTTCATTGCCAAATTCTGAGAATTCGACACAGCAGAGGACAGACCAAATTGATTTCCCACGACGTATCTGAGCTTACAATAGGCACGATCACCACCAATATTCTTAGCACGATAACGAACAGTCTTGATACGTTGCATACCTTTCTTTTTATTGCCGTACTTACGGGACTTCCGCGCGTAGTATTTCTTCTTCCAATTGTACTTCTTCGCCTTCGTATATGACCTCTTGAAGCGGCTGCTCTTGGTAGAATATCTCGCCATCTCTATGAATCCTCAATTCAGCTCGAGCGTATTGTTCGTAAGAAGAGTAGACCCGGAATTGATTTTTTCCACAGAAAGAGAGCACCTTGCCAATTCGCCGAAAAATCGCGTCATGGCCGTAGCGACCAGTTACTTCCGCTTTCCACCACTCTTTTGGGTCTTGGTTTGTAGTGATGAGGAAGTGGGTGGCAGCCATCTCACATGTAAGCCCCTTGAGTTCCACTCGAAGGGGGTATCGGTCAAGGAGGCATTTAAAGTGTGTGAAAGAGAGTGAAGATCCGCAAAAATCGTCGAGAAGGACAGTTCGCTCTCCTCGATATCCGTCGAACCACTTTCCGAGGCAGTGTCGGAAGAGTCTTCCATCATTGATGCGTGATGCAATGACTCGAGCAAGTCGGGATTTGCCTGTGCCTGGCGGGCCGCAGAGAAGCCAGGACGAAAAGGGAGCATTGTCGGGACGGGGTTCAATGCTAGAGACGATGTAGTTTTGGACAAGATTGGGGTACTTGACGAATGTTGTGAAGAATTCTGAGACATATTCAGCTTGAGTGAGTCCTTCCTTGAGGCGGGAATGAAGTTTTTCTAAATCGTTGCGTTTACCTTGGGAGTTTTCGGGGAAAAGTCCAGATTCGCAGAAATCGCCAATTCTTCCTTCATCTTTTGTGCAGTAGATCCTATTTTGTTCCGGTGTACCTCTAGCGATTTCCCAATGACAGCGTCCGCCCATAAGGTTGCGTACCGCGGTCAGGCGTTGTTTAGACTTCCAAATGACGTAGCCTTGGAAGTGGGGAGTGCCGTTCTCGCCTTCTTCCAACTGAAAGACGGCGTACTCGAACGTGAGAGTATCTAGCTCGTCTAAAATATTATCCTCATCGATAGTAGGGTTATTGAGAGTGAAACACCAGTGTTTAGCAGGGGAGGGTTGATGAGTAGGGGGCATAGATCCAGAAGTGGCCTAGGTAATACTGACT